TTTGCTACGATAAATTCAATCATAATAGTTGTTTTTGTTTATATTGTAAAGGTGCTGATAATAAAAGGGAAAAGGTAGAAGTTAAACCTCTAGTTATCAACACCCTTAGTTTTTACTTTTTAGTTAGCTTATCTACCCATTTATAAATACCAAATGATATTGCTATCACTAATGATGCTATCCGTAACCATTGCTCCACCGAGGATAGACTTAAACCTATCGCTGCGATTTGTGTTATCGCCATTTCCGTTGTGTGTCTGTCCATTATATTATTATTATGTAATTGCTAAAGTTACTTCTGCTCCATAAACATACACAGAGTTTGAACCTGGTGAACATTTAATTACTAAATCTTGTGTTGCAGACCCTACTATGTTTGTTATACTTTTATTCTCATTAAAAGCAAAAGTTGTAGAAGCTACGTTATTATCTGCTCCTGTTTTATAATTAAATGAACTTACTTCCACAGCAGATGATACACTAGAGCTTGCGTATACTTTTACATGAGTAACTTTATGTCCTGCTGGTATTTCTATAAATGCGTAGAAATCATCTCCGTTATCTTTACCTCTTGTAGATAATTTATTAGATACTGAATCATGTATGTAATTAGGATAACCACTATCAGCGTTGTTTTTAAATTCACTAGGAAAAACTTTAATAGTCAACGATTGAGGATTAACTAGTAAGCCTTCAGATGTAATCGGCACTTTAAATTCGGCTTCGTTATATTTAAAAGTTACCACGTCTGTTTCTCCACCACCACCTGCTGAAGATGTGTTTGCTTTGATGTCAACCGTTCCATTAGTCGCACGATTACAAATTACAACCTTATTAGTACTATCTACTCTTATGAATTGTCTACCAGCTCCACCTGCATCGTAATACATTATAGTACTCGAACTACCACCAAGAGCATCGGCACCTAGTAAAATATCTGAACCATTATTTAGTTCTAGGTTAGCATTAGACCCCCCTATTGATATGTGGCCTTCTGCCATAGTTATAACCCCATTACCATTTGAAGTTATTATGTCGTTCCCTCCACTATCCTTAATAGTGTCACCACTTAATTTTAAAGCACTATTTACCGTTAAATTATCCGTTGTAAGTGTGTCTGTGCTTTCATTATAAGTAAGATTAGCATCAGCACCAAAACTACCTGAGTCATTAAATTGAATCTGTGTGTCTGAACCTGCTGGCGTTCCGCCTCCTCCTGTAATTACATTCGATAAATCGTAAGTAAGAACGGATAGAGTCGAGCCGATTGGAAATATAGACGTTGTTGTAATTGGGTTTATATTTATTGCTGAAGCGCCAATTGCTGTATCTTGACTCACCGTAACTACTAAGTACTCAAAGTTATTAGGACTTCTTAGTATTAACTTTTGATTGTTATATACTTTTCCACGACTAACACCAGAGCAATTAATTTTATTTATACTAGTGTTTAAGTCTATTTCTACGTCAATATCCGTTATAGCATTTTCTAACGATACATTCTGTTCTATTAAATTTAATTTAGTTACACTTACTTTATTACTAGAAGATTCACTTTCAACCTCAGGCTCCATTTCTGTATCTTCATCAATTGAAGACGTGTAATCGTTAACCTTAAACCATTCGCCACTCATCGTTTCGCTTTGAGCTTTAAACGACCCGCCTAAAAAAGAATAATACTTATATGTAGAATCATCGTTGATAGAATATTTAAGTAACTTTAAAGGAGATATGTCAGGGCTAAATATATTGGCTTGCAAAATCTCTAACGGTTCTTTTTGAAGCGATAAGAATTGGTCACAAAGCAATCTAGTTATGTTCGTGTACACTCCACTATTACCTTGACTAAAACCTTGATAAGATGCTACTGAATTACCCGAAGAATCTAAGTATTGAACAGCTTCTTGGTTTTGATTATTACTAGAGGTACTTGAATTGTTATTACCTATAAGTATATTCCCAAAATCAAAAGATTCCTCAGACGTAATATCATCATTAATTACTGAGTACTTTAATCCAGACGTTCCTGACGTAAATGCTCCTGAATTGTTTGATATAAAGTACGAATTTATTATGTGATTCGTTGACGTTATGGCAACGCTATTTTGATTAAATGTACTGAACGAACCAAAACTAGTCCCAGAATCAATCCATTGGAAGTAGTTGTTTCCACCTGTTAATTTAATAGATATAACCCCTGTTATTGGTGGTGGTGGTATTGGTAATACAGGTACTGAAAACTTAGTTACTGCGTTGTAGTAATCTCCATTTGAATCTAACCAAATTTGACAAGGAGACGTTTCATAAACATAATTATTAGACAATGTGTGACCATAACCTACAGAAGGTGTAAATACAGTATATGTCATGGATGATTCTTCCCAAACCCAAGAATTATTAATTAATTTCCTTAATGTGTATTGACTTACACCATCTGACAATTTAACTATTAACGCTGTAGAGGTTCTAAAAGAGTGATTAGTTAAGTTATACCCAGATAGTAGTAAACTATCAACATCAGACGCAAGTAAACGCTCCCTGTGTTCTAAGTTAAAACTTATAGCTAACGACCCTGTGGAGTTTCCATCAAACTGAACATCCCCTACAGGAGTGAAAGTTGAGAAATCTACGTCATTCGGTATGCTTATTATAGCCTGACCTCCTGAGTAAGTAGCTGACACTGACTTAAATGGAGGTTCGTAAGTTAAAGTCGAACCACTCATTACAGCTCCTGTATTAGCTCCTACCGTTCCATCTAAAGTTAGTAAATGATTTTCAGTTGTAGCAGACGTATCTCTGGAGCTACCTGTAGCGTACTGATAGAATCTGAAGTCTCCAGAAGTATTGTCTGCGTATTGATTTGGTTGCATGAAATTATACCTACCATTAGATAATACACCAACGGTATTGAATATCTTTAATGCACCATCTAAAACTTTGTATTTAGAGTATTTAGAAGGAAAATCTTCTGCATCGTCTCTAAATAAAGTCCTACCAATTCTATATAAATAAAAAGGGTCATCGGATTGATAAGTATCTCCGTTTCTCCACCAATCTATTGATGTGTAAAACCAATTAGTAATTTGTGGCATCGGAGCTGTATCAACCAACCCATCAACTAATGTTACGTTAGTTATACTATAACTACCACCGAAACTAGAATGTAACCTAATCTCTGTTGCGTTTTGTAATGAATCAAATGTTTTTACATAAGTTCCATCGCTCGTAATATCAATGGCCGTAGCTAAATCTTGACCTGACTCGTTTTTTAACGTAAGAGTGTTTGTTGCTGAATTATAGTTTTGAACAGTAAACGTGAACGATACAGTTTGATTTTGAGTTACAGATACTCCTGTTTGACTCATGTAACCACCAACACCACTTGCTGCATCAGCTTTACCACCACCTGAAGGTATACTCCAAGTTGATGGAGAATCTAGAACCCAATTAGATTGAGGCAAGGAGAAGTAACCGTTATCTACTAAGTTTGTAGCCCAACCTTGGTACACTCCCATTTCATCCCCAAAACTTTTAATGTGAGTGTTTATGTTTGAAGTGTTGTTGTATTGAGCTGTAGTTAATTCTGAGTCGGCTGATTTTTTAAACGTACCTACAGAATCTGTTGCTGATATTTTTGATTTATAAGGGTATGGTGCATTTTCTATAGTAGAAAAAGATGGGTGAACCCAACCAAACCACCACAAACCGTTAGTTGTTTCTTCGTTTTTATAAACTCGTATAAAGTAATTCCTATCACCTTTTTCGAATATATCATACAAAAGAGATTCGTCAGTATCATTTTGTACAGTAAAGTTGACTATACATTCTGATTCAATAAACCTACGGTCACGAGTACCACCACTACCAGACCATTTTAAATCAAAACCTTCTCCAAATAAAGTCATTGACTCTTGAGTACCTGTGTAATCTTTTTTATGTAGATTAACGTACCAAGTAGTCCCAGCTTCACCTAATATTATAGTTCTCCTAATTACTCCATAACTATTAGCCATTCTTTATCTTCTTTCTTTTCTTCGGGTCGCTCTATCGAATACTATCAATAAATCATCACCCGAAATTGTTACGTTAGGAATATACGACTGTTGACCTGAATCACCTAACATTCCTTTAAGTTTATCTAAAGGTGCTATTACTTCTGGATTACTCATCGTAGTTCCTCGACCTTCACCTACTAGACCCATTGTAGCTCCTGTAACAAGTCCACCCTGAGCGAACGCAGGAATTGGAGCCGCAGCAATCATAGCTATCTGAGCACCTACTAAAGCTGCCATCATTGGTACTGCTGCGACAGCTCCGATACCTGTTTGTGCTGCTGCTTTTGTTATTGCTTGGGCTCCATTAATGGTAGCAGAAATTATTGATGCTGCCTTTTCTGATATAGCTTGTTTACGAAGTATTTTAGCTTTTTCTATCGCCGTTTGTTTATCCAATGTTACCATTGCATCCGCCTTCTGCTCCTCATTCATGTTAGAGTTAGCAATAGCATCTGCTTTTTTCTTGTGGCTGTTATCTAAGGCTATCATTTGATTTTGCATCATCTGACCGAAAACATCGCCTACCATATTAATTGAAGCACCCCAATTATCAAAGAACTTAGTTACTCCTTCTGAAGCTTTATAAAGTTGTTTATCTAAGTCTGTAAATGGTAAAGTGGTATCAGGGGCATTATCTGTTCTATCTTCTCTACGTAATGTTGGTTGTGGGCTAGAGCCAGTATCTAAACCTTCAAGCAAATCCATAGTTTTTTGAGCTTCAGTCCTCAAGTCCTTATAGCTAGTAGTTGCGTTATCTACAGCTAAAGTAGAGTCTTCTAATATGGTTTGTTGATTACGTTCTTTTTCGTTTAGTTTATTTAATGAAGATATATACGTGTTAGCCTCCGTAGCAACTTCTTTATATTTGGTGCTTAATTCTCCTATTTTATTTAACGTCTCTACAGAAAAACCAGCGTTTAATTCTTTATTTAATTTATTTAATTCTGTTTTAAGCTCAGAAGCTTCCTTTTTTAGAGGTTCTAAGTTTTTCTCTAATTCCTCTCTGATAGTTTCAAATCGAGTCTTACCACTTCTATCAAGCTCATTATTTATTTCAGCTAACCTATCTGCTGCGTTTTTTGCCTTTATCTCCGTTTCGCTTAACTCGTCATTAGCAGCTTTATTGTTATCCCTAAAGATTAACCAATACGCAGCTACCGATGATATTACTATAGCTAAAGCTCCTAACGGATTGAGTGCTATCGCTATAGTTAGCCATTTCATCGCTCCTGTAACGAATCCAATAGCTGTAGTCATCATCCCCCAAGCCGTTGTAGCTAAAGCAATAGTTAGTAGTAGAGGTGCTAATACGGCTGCAATACCAGCTATATTTAATATCAATCTCTTAGTTCCTGAATCTAAATTTTGGAAAGCAGAAGCTAATTCTGTTACTTTTAATATGATAGGTTGTATCGCTTCAGCTATTAAAGCACCCATCTCAATTTTCATACCCTCGATGGCAGACTCCATCTTCTTGACTTTAGCATAGGTGGTGTCACCCATAGCTATAGCCATTTCATTTAATCGAGTAGTATTAGTTTTGTATTCTTCTGTAAGTTCAGCTACTTTAACTTTATTTTTAGCAAGTATAAGTATTTGATTGGCTGCCGTAACACCTACAAGTTTTTGAGCCTTTTCTAACCCTAATTCACCTTGAGTAACCAAATCTAACACCTCAGTAAAACTACGACCCTCTGTGTGTAGTTTCATGAATACTTTACGAAGTCCTGTACCTGCTTTAGAAGCTTTGATACCATTATCCATAAGGACACCCATCATAGCAGACAATTCTTCTAAATCCACCCCTACAGCGTTTGCCGAAGCTCCTGCGTGACCGAAAGCAGTCGAGAACGTACTAAGCTGTATTGATGAGTTGGCAGCGGCAGAAGCAAGAGTGTTTGCTACCCTTGCTGCATCGCTCGACTCTAACCCAAAAGCGTTTATAGAAGTAGATACTGTTTCGGCTGCTAGAGATAAATCTTCTCCTGTCGCTAAAGCTAAATCTAAAATAGATTGCTCCATGTTCTTAATAGCCGTTGGGTCAAACCCTTTACGACCAAGAACTAATTGAAGGTCAGCGACTTGCTGTGCTGTAAATTGAGTAGTTGAACCTAATCTCTTAGCTTCATCTGTAAGCATTTTGAAATCACCTACTGAAGCTGAAGTAACCGCCCGAACCTTCATCATTCCATTCTCAAACTCTGAGAACGCATCGAAAGCGGATTTACCTAAAGCGGTTAAAGGAGCTGTAATACCAAAAGCCATAAGGGAACCCATACGAGCCGCACCAGAAGCGAATTTAGCAAGCGATTTATTTGCTTTACCTAAACCTGATTCTAGCCCTTTTATATTGGCAGCTACAATTATCGATATGGTTTTAACTGAACCCATTAAGATTTATTTTTAAGTAGTATTTTCTTGTGACGAGCTACATCTTTTGCTATTTGCTCTGGGGTAGCTATTGTAATTTTCTTCTTAGATTTTTTATTATCCCAAGGGAGGGGTAGCACATCTTCTGCTCTTAATTTCTTTTTAGAGTGGGGCATTAAAGTAGTCACCATAAGGATTCTAGTTTGCTCCCAACTTTCTCTAAGTGATTCATCCCTAAGTGCTTGGGCACCTTTGATTTTGTTATTAAAAGAACGAGGAGTTAGCCCATATAATTCATCATAAGCTAACTCCATCTGTCCTAGTCCAATCTCTTCAAGTTTATCCCAATTTATATCACCTTCGTCAGAGTTAACTTCCTCTCCCTCAACTACTTTCCCTCGCTCTGAGGTTGGTCGAGTTGAAAGGCTTCGAAAATTTCACTAATCTTACCGAAGTCTTCATCATCAAGCCATTGCTCAACGTCTACTATTTTATAAGTAAACTTATCACCAACTTTTCTTGCTCCGTATTTTAATCCGTAGTAAGCGATAATTCCGATGTGGTCTATCTCAGTTCCTAGTTGATTTAGTTCGTTTAGCTTTAAACCTAGCTTGTTACAAATTGCTTGTAAACAAAAATAACTAAATCGAATCGGTCTCTCTTGACCACCTATCTCTACTTTTTTCATAATCGTTCTACCTTTTTTGAATTGTTAATACTATGCTTCTACTTGAACTAAAGCTGCTGTACCTGTAAGAGATAAAGAGAAAGTTGCGTTTTCCTCTACACCTGCGTCAGATGAAATACTTGTTACAAAAGCGTTACCTGTGTAAGTGTCTCCTGAAACTCCTACAGTAAATACTACTGCTACGGCTGCTCCTGTAGTTAATAAAGTAAAGCAATCTGCCATTGAAGCATCGGTTGCTGCTATATCAACAAAAGCGTCTCCACTCATTTCCCAAGACATTAAACCTGAAAGGTTCTCTTGCCATCCCAAAGAGGATTTAGTTGTTGAGTCTCGTAAATCTCTACTAATAGAGAAAGACGCAGAGGTAGCGTGAGCCATTAATTCGGCACCTACCGATAATGTTACTGCTGTTGCGTTTTGAATTGCCATTTTATGTTAGTTTTTAATTATTAAACAATTGAATATTACGTTTTTGTAGAATTTCTCAGCACCTTTAAAGTATTCGTCATCTAATGTTTCGAATCTAAATTTAGCTGTGTACCCTATACCATCTTCGGTATAAGTTACGGTAACCATATCTAAAGCTTCTACAGTTGCTTTAGCTTGATTATAAGTCGTTA